GAACAATTTCACCAGTCACAGTTTCTACAAAGATAACAAAGCGGGGTTCCATCACAGTCCTCCTTTTGATATATTCTAGATTATACTGATTCTAAAAGAATGTCAACCGTCTTTTTCTTTGTTCGTAACTCTTTTTCGTAGATCACTTGAGCTAAAGCGATGATCTCTCTTGTTGAAGTAGAGTTGGATACCACGTCTCTTACAGATCTCGCGACCAGTAAAGTCTTTGTCACGATACTCTTCTCCAAGAACTCGAATGTCGATAGGATACATCTCAAGAATATCTTCGAGGTCCTGCTCAGTAGTATACACGATGATCTCGTCAACATACTTGACTGCTGATAACTGTATGTATCTCTCTACGATGGTCTGAACCGGCGTATTCTTTTCTGGCCGATCAACTGTAGGATCCGTCTGTATTGCTGCGATAAGATGATCACACTTTGATTTTGCTTCACGGAGCATCATTATGTGGCCGGCGTGTAATAGATCAAACGAAGAAGCTACGATACCAATTGTCAATCGCCAATCTCCTTTAGAAGTTCAAAAGTATGCTGCCAATCTTTTACGTGAAATGCTTTACTTGGACTCTTAAGTTTCGATCCAAGAGGATAATCGTTTCCGGTTGGTTCCATTCTGTCTCCAAAGAAGTATATAATATCTTCTTCGTCGAAGTCTTTCAGTATCTGAGACTTATCCTTTCCTTTTGGATAGATGTCAAGACCAGTTTCGCCACCTACACTCGCAGTTAAGTTTGGAAATAAAGTGTTGATCTTTTTTGCAAGAATTTCGCGCTCTTTGGTCTTTTGATCCCACTCTACGTATGAATGACGATCTTGCATACTCGCGTTACGACCTACGATACTAAAGTTAAGCGCACCAGGACGATGTTCTATATGTCTCCCCGTTCTTAATTTAAAACGACTATTTTCCAAGAACATCTCAAGAGTCGACACCAATTCTTCTGGTGCTTTCCAAGCGTCAGATCTTATTCTCTTACCTTTTGCCCATACATCATTGCCTGAACAGTTATAGACAAAGATAGGCCACCTGAGGAGGTCATCTCCTAGCTGTTCTTGAGTCTTTTCATAATCGGAACCAGTGACTAAGTACACTTCATTGCGAATACAAAAATCTTTGAACCACTTGAGGAATTCTTCGTCAATCTTACATCTGCTCGGTGTAAGAGTTCCATCAACATCAAATACGTACTTTTTCATTAAACAAATCCACACCAATGTGTACAGTTATCGCAGGGATCATCAAACATAAATGCCAAATACGACTTGTTTACGTAAACCATGCCGCATTCCTTTAACGTTTAATACCTTATATTTATACTTCTTTATAAATAGATAGTACACCAATTCTATAAGAATGTAAACAGGAAAATGGTATGATACCAAATTATATGTCTCCACTTGAGTTCGTGGTCTCAGTTAAGAGACTACCGAATGTTCAGTTCTTTACACAGACAGTAAACATACCTTCCTTGTCTCTACAAGTTATAGAACAGCCAAACCCGTTTAAGCCTATTCCGATTACTGGAGATAGACTAACGTTCGGCGATCTACCCATTGCATTTATCATAGACGAGTCTATGAACAACTATATCGAAGTTTTCAATTGGATGAAGGGCATAACCTTTCCAGAAAACTATGATCAATTCAAAAACCTAAAGAATAGTGAGTACGGATTACTTACTGATATCTCTATCGTGATAATGAACAGTCATAAAAATCCGAATATCGAAATTCAATTTCAAGACTGTTTCCCAGTGAGTTTATCTGATGTTACGCTTGACACAACTCAGAGTGATGTTGTGTATCCACAAGCTACGGTGACGTTTGCCTTCAAAAACTTCACAATAACTAAACTATAAGGAAATTTTAAATGTACGAATATAGATGCGCTATTCTCCGTGTTGTCGACGGGGATACGGTTGATGTTGACATTGACCTAGGATTTGGTGTATGGCTAAGAAACGAAAGAGTTCGCATCATGGGTATTGATACTCCAGAGAGCAGAACTTCTGACGAAGTCGAAAAGATCTTTGGTCTTGCCGCAAAGAAAAGACTTGGCGAGATACTCGGTGAAACTGCTATCCTGAGAACTCAGAAGCCAGGAAAGAGTGACGAGAAATTTGGAAGAATACTTGGTGACTTCGTTCTAGGTGACAAGACTGCGTGTTCAATGCTTATTGAAGAAGGCCATGCTGTTCCATACTTTGGAGACTCAAAGGATAACGTTCAGGATATGCATAGAGTAAATCGTGAGAGACTTCTGAAGGAAGGCGTCGTTGATTCAGAAGCTTATGAAAAGCTTTTGAAATCAGAAAGCGATTGACATTTTCCTAATATTATAATATAGTTATAATTATTTGTATGATGGAGTTCTGTGATGGACATTGAAAAAATTAATCAGATGTGGGCTCAGGACTGCAAGATTGACGAAACGAATTTATTTCGCGAGTCAGCACGCATTCCTGAGCTTCATAATAAGTACTATAATCTATTCTATAAAGAAGCTCTTAAGATAAAGAAGCTCAAGGCCGATCTCATCGAACTCGAGAAGGCGAAGACCGAATACTATAGCGGAAGTATGGATGAGCTCGAACTCAAGGAAAGAGGGTGGAAACCTTTTGCACTTAAGGTTCTTAAGAACGACATGGAGAGATATGTTCAGAGCGACAAAGAAGTTATTGAACTGAGTCTTAAGATCTCGTTCTACGAGGAAAACGCCAAGTATCTAGAAAACATCGTGAGACAGATAAATAATAGAAATTATATCATTAAGAATATGATAGATTGGTCAAAGTTTCAAGCTGGCGGTGGATAATGGGTGACGTAGTTAGAGTAGAGAGTCTTAATGATGTGCATATGAAAGTGCTCGCAGATCCTGCTATACGTCAGGAGATAATGAACTACTTTTCATTTCGCCCAGAAGGCTATCAATTCTCACCGGCGTTCAAAGCAAGAGTCTGGGACGGCTACGTCAGATTATATCAGCCACTCAGACCGGTTCTATACACGGGACTACTCAACTACCTCAAAAAATTTTGCGATGATCGTAACTATACTCTGGATGCTCCAGATGATATGATCAAGCCGGAAGATATTCCGGATGATTATGGTTACGAAATCGCCAAGGAGATCAACTCAAAGTTTTCTCCTCGTGACTATCAGAACGACTACATAGTGAATGCTCTCAGATCTCGTAGATCGCTTTCGTTATCGCCGACTTCTTCTGGTAAGTCACTCATCATATATTTAATACAGCAACACTACTATCAGTGCTTTGGTCACAGGACTCTGATTATCGTTCCAACGATTTCTCTCGTTCATCAGATGGCTGGAGACTTTGTTGACTATGGATGCGATCCTAAGTTAGTGTACAAGATACAGGGCGGTGTTGATAAGGAAACAGTAGCGCCAATCGTAATCAGTACTTGGCAGTCGCTCATCAAGCAGCCGAAGGAATGGTTTGATCAGTTCCGTGTAGTACTTGGAGACGAAGCTCATTTGTTCCAAGCAAAATCTCTCACAACGATCATGGAAAAGCTAACGAATGCTCCATATCGTCACGGGTTCACAGGCACGATCTCTTCAGAGAGTAAAGCTCACCACCTTGTTCTCGAAGGCTGCTTCGGTAGCATAAAGCGATACGTGAAAACGAAGGATCTGATAGACGATGGAACCGTCGCAGAGTTTAAGGTAAACGCTCTCGTTCTTCAGTACCCAGAGGATAAGAAGAAAGAGTTTCGTAAGGCACTCAACACCATAAAGGTGAAACAGAAAAAGTGGCCTGCTGAAAGAGAATATCTGATAACCAACGAAAAAAGAAATCTTTTCATTCGAAACCTTGTCTGGTCTCTCAAGGGTCAGAACAATCTTATTCTATTTGACTTGGTCGAAAAACATGGTAAGGTCCTCGAGCCTCTGCTTCGCAGAGGCGATCGTGAACTCCATTTTATATATGGTGGAGTCGATGGGGAAGACCGTGAAGCTATACGTCACTTGGTCGAGAATGATCCAGAAAAAAAGCATGACATCCTTGCCTCCTACGGAGTGTTTTCAACAGGTGTCAACATTAAACGTTTGGACAATGTTATCTTTGCATCTGGATCAAAGTCAGAGATCAAAGTACTTCAGTCTATCGGAAGATCCTTGCGAAAAGGAAACGGATCCGACAAAGCAACTCTCTACGACATCGCAGACGATCTCTCTATCGGAGAGTTTACGAACTATACTCTGAACCACTTCAGACGTCGTATCGAGATCTACTCATCGGAACAGTTTGAGTTTAAGATCTACACGATTCCATTGGAGTAGATTCCACAACTGCCAGAATATTAATTCTGATTATACAAGCTCTACAGGAAATGTCAACCAAAAAATGCATCTATAACGAAATAAGTTATCGGTCACTAAGTAGTTGACATTTTTCTATTTTGGTTTATATTATAACAATACGTTAGTATAAGAAGGGCTCCTTATGACACAAAAAAGAATTAAAAGAAACTACGTTAACAACAAAGACTTACTCGAAGCTCTTATCAACTACAAGAACAAGTGCAAAGAGGCTGAAGATCAAGGCGACGAGATACCGAAGGTTCCAAACTACATCGGTGAGTGCATATATCAGATTGCAACGAGATTGGCGACCAAACCAAACTTTTCAGGGTATTCATATAAAGAAGATATGATCATGGACGGTATTGAGAACTGTCTGCTGTATATCAACAATTTCGATCATATGAAGTCTTCAAATCCATTCGCATACTTTACTCAGGTGATCTGGTATGCGTTTCTTCGAAGAATTCAAAAAGAAAAGAAGCAGATGTACATTCGTTTTAAATCGTCCCATAACATGATGATGAACGGTGAAACATATGAGTCTGATGAAGTAAAGCTGCATCTCAATACCAGTGCTGACTATATGAATTCTTTCATTGAAGATTTTGAAAATAAGTTGACAAAGAGTAAAGAAAAAGCTAACGGCGTTGACAAGTGAATGGGAAGAAATCGTAAATGAAGATTGCAATTATTAATGATACACACTTTGGTGTGAGAGGTGATAGTCAAGTATTTTTAGACCATCAAGAGAAATTCTTTCGTGAAGTATTCTTTCCATATCTTGACGAACATGGCATTCGTATCGTGTTTGACCTTGGTGACACGTTTGATCGTAGAAAGTACATCAATTATGTTACTCTCAAGAGAGTCAAGGAGTTCTTCTTTAATCAGCTTTGGGCTCGAGGTATCGAGTATCATGCGATCGTTGGAAACCACAGTGTATACTTTACGAATACAAATGAAGTCAACTCGATGGATCTGCTGCTTCGAGAGTACGATAAATTTCATATATACGAGAAAGAACCAAAGGAGTTGACATTTGGCTCAACTCAGTTTATGATGGTTCCATGGATCACGAAGGATAATGAGGACATCTGTCTCGAAGCTATCGAAAAGACGAATGCTCAAGTACTACTCGGCCATTTCGCAATCGAAGGTTTCGAGATGTTAAAGGGATCGGTGTGCGATCATGGTCTGAAAAAGGATGTGTTTACGCGGTTTCAAGCTGTCTACTCCGGTCACTTTCATCATCCGTCTGAATATGGTAACATCAAGTACCTTGGCGCACAGTATGAAATGACTTGGTCGGATTATGCAGGCCGTCGTGGTTTTCATGTGTTCGACGCAAACACTCGAGACATCACGCTTGTTGAAAATCCAAACCGCATCTTTCATAAGATAGACTATGATGATCGTGATATGACTATCGATGATGTTGCGAATATCAATACAGACGTTCTTAAGAATACATACGTGAAGGTGATCGTCAAGTATCGAACCAATTCATACCTGTACGATATGTTTCTCAACAAGCTGTCTGAGTCTGGCGCAGCCGATGTCAAGTCGGTCGATGACTCTCTGAACCTTGAGTCGGCTGGAGTCTCTGACATACTTGACGAAACGCAAGACACGAAGGATATTCTTCATAACTATATTGATTCAATCGAAACCACGACTGATAAAAAGAAGATTAAGAAAGTTATCGACGATCTTTACATTGAGGCAATGAGTATACAATGAATATCCAATTTAATAAGATACGATATAAGAACATTCTGTCGACCGGGAATGTTTTCACTGAGATACAACTTAATAAGAGTAGAACCACGTTGGTGAGCGGAACGAATGGTAGCGGAAAGAGTACTATCCTCGATGCGATTACCTTTGCTCTATACGGAAAACCGTTTCGTAAGATCAATAAGCCGCAGTTGATTAATACGATCAACGTAAAAGATCTCGTCGTTGAAGTGGACTTTACTGTATCCGGCAACGATTATCGAATTCGTCGTGGTATGAAACCAAACATCTTTGAGATCTATCGAAACGGTGAACTCGTCAACCAGGATGCTGCAGCTCGTGACTATCAGGCATACCTCGAGCAGAACATCCTTGGTCTAAACTACAAGTCGTTCAATCAGATCGTTGTCCTTGGTAGTGCAACATATGTTCCGTTTATGGAACTGCCGGCTTATCAGCGAAGAGAGATTATTGAGGATCTGCTAGACATTCAGGTGTTCAGTACAATGAACCTTCTTCTAAAGGATCGTGTAAGTCTGAATAAGGAATCGATCACAGACAATAACTATCAGATTGATCTAATCAAATCAAAGATCGAGTCCGCAGTCGAACATAACGACTCAATCCGTAAGATCCGTGAAAGCGAAGTTAGCAAGATACGTGAACGTATGCAGGAACATATCGATCGTATTGAAGAAGAAAAGATTCATATCGAAGGTATCGAAACGATCATTAGTGGTTTGATTGCCTCGATCGAGGACAAACCAGCGGTGAAGAAGAAACTCGATAGAACAAAGAGCATTCGACAGGAACTGGACGGCGTTCTTCGTGGTTATCTCAAGGATCTAAACTTCTATCACGATAATGACAACTGCCCGACGTGTAAGCAAGGAATCGATCACGACTTTAAGGAAACGATCGTCACTGACCGTAACCAAAAGAAGAACGAAGCCGAAACTGGTCTTACAGAGATCGAAGCAAAGATTGCTGAGATCGAAGCTCGTGTCGAGGAGATCTCAAAGGTCGAGGATACAATTCAAACGCACAACCTAAAGATCGGCGAACACCGAGCTCATATTAAGATGTCTATGAATGCTCTTAAATCGTTTAAGGATGACCTCGATGCCGCAGAGAAAGAAGTCGAAGAAGTTGACACAAGCAAGCTCGAAGAATATAATAAAGGTCTGAAGGATCTTCAGGCGGATCAGACAAAACTGTTTGATGAAAGAGAAACTCTTGGTGTAGCTGCAGCAATGCTAAAGGACGGCGGTATTAAGACTCGTATCATTCGCCAGTACATTCCAGTTATGAACAAACTCATCAACAAATATCTGTCTGCGTTTGAACTCTTTGTTGACTTTCATCTTGATGAAAACTTTAACGAGGTAATTAAGTCTCGCTTTCGTGACGCCTTTTCGTATGCTTCGTTCTCGGAAGGCGAAAAGCTGAGAATTTCTTTGTCCATCATGTTGTCGTGGCGAGCCGTAGCAAAACTTCGCAACTCAGTCTCAACGAACCTGCTGATACTTGATGAAACGTTGGATGGTGCGATGGATGGCGCCGGTGTTGAAAATCTAATTGACACTCTGCACAATCTGAACAACAACGATAACATCTTTGTGATCTCTCACCGGTCAGATCAGTTTGGAGAAAAGTTCGACTCGCATATTAAATTTGAAAAGGTAAAGAACTTCAGCCAGATCGCAGCATAGGAGTAAAGATTGAAAGAAGTAAACGCATTCCTCGGAGAGAAAGGATACGCATATGACTCTCATTTTCGCAAAGAAACTGGTGATGCCATGGATTTTTTTCGAAGCGACTCTCGCATAACTGTAGTTAAGTTGGTTGACAAATATCAAGTTATGGTGTATGATGGAAAAATGATACAAAGATCTGACCAACCGACAGAACACTTTGTTGTTGAATACTTGAAAGGTATACTATGAATTTCTATACGAACGTTGAACGATACGGCAATACAATTCTCTGGCGTGGATATGAAGATGGAAAGCAGTTCATGCGACGCCATCAGTATCGTCCAACGCTCTTTCTTCCATCCAAGGACGGCGCATATAAGTCGCTGATTGGTGATCGGCCACTTGGTCCGCGAGTCTGTGACTCGATGGCTGAAGCAAAAGAGTTTATTGAACGCCACAAAGACGTTCGTGGCCTTGAGATCCACGGCAACACAAACTACGTAACTCAGTTTATTCAAGAACAATATCCTGACAACATTCAGTTCGATATGAAAAAGATTAACATCTTTTCGTTCGACATCGAAGTTGATATTCGAGACGGTTATGCCAACATCGATGAAGCCGATAAAGAGATTACCTCGATCGCGATTAAATCGTCTAAGTCTGATACGTATCATCTGCTCGGTCGTAAAGATTATGATAAGAGCAAGACTCTTCTTAAGATCGATCCAGAAAACATTCAGTTCATGAAGTTTGACACTGAGCAGGCTCTGCTTCGTAGGTTCATGCAGATCTGGCAGAACGACTATCCCGATGTTGTAACCGGTTGGAACGTTGAGTACTTTGACATTATGTACATCGTAACTCGTATCATTCGTCTGTTTGGCGAGGATACTGCAAAGAAGCTGTCGCCGTGGGGATCCATTCGTAAGAATACTCGAGAGATCTTTGGCAAGCCACAGTCAACATATGCAATCTCTGGTATGACCGTGATTGACTATATGGACGCGTTTAAGAAGTTCGGTTATAAGTATGGTCCTCAAGAGTCCTACAAACTCGATCATATCGCTCACGTTATCCTTGGCGAAAAGAAGCTGGATTATTCCGAGTATGGTAACCTTACGGCTCTATACGATCAAAACCCGCAACTGTATCTCGACTATAACCTCAAGGATACATGGCTCATTCAACAGTTCGAAGACGAAACGGCTCTTCTCGCTCTCGTTATGACTGTCGCATATGGCGGCGGCGTTAACTTCAGCGATGCCTTCGGCACCGTTGGTATCTGGGAAACCACTCTGTATCGTCGACTTATTCGAGACAATCGTGTTCCGCAGATCAAGGGTGGTCCTGGTGATCGTGGAAAGGATCTCGTCGGTGGTTACGTGAAGGATCCAAAGGTCGGTATGCATAAGTGGATCGTATCGTTCGACCTTAACTCTCTGTATCCGCATCTGATGCTTCAGTATAATATGTCGCCTGAGACTCATATGCAAGATAAGAGAGTCTATGTTACACAAGACATGGTTCTTAACGATCAGTTTGAAAACACAGACACCGAATATTCTGCATGCGCAAATGGCGTCTGCTTTACCAATAAAGTAAAAGGTGTAATTCCTGAGATCATTGACGAGTACTATGGCAATCGTTCAAAGATCAAGAAAGAAATGCTTGCTGTTGAACAAGCCATGGAAAACGAGAAGGATCCGGACAAAAAGAAGGATCTGAAGAAGCAGATGACTCAGCTGCATAACTCTCAGATGGCGATTAAGATTGCTATGAACTCTCTATATGGTGCGACCGCAAACGTCTACTTCCTTTACTATATCGGCGAGATGGCAGAAGCGATTACCACTTCAGGTCAACTGTCAATTCGTTATGCCGAAAAATCTGTCAACAAATATCTCAATAAAGTACTAAAGACGACCGATGTAGACTACATCGTCTATATCGATACCGACTCCATCTACGTGAACTTTGGTCCTCTTATCCAGGCAGTGTTCGGAACAACAGACATCGATCGAAAGACCGGTGAAGAATTCCTTGACAACGTATGTAAGGAAAAGCTCGAGGCGGTCATCGCTCTCGGATACGAGAACCTCGCAAAAAAGATGGGTGCTTGCCGTAACGCGATGGTTATGAAACGCGAAAAGATTACAGATAAGTCTGTGTTCGTCGCCAAAAAGCGATACATTATGAACGTTCTCAACTCTGAAGGTGTTCACTACGCAAAGCCAAAGATCAGTGTTACCGGTATCGAGTCGGTTCGTTCGTCGACTCCTGAAGTTTGCCGTGAGAAGATGAAAAAGTCGTTCGAGGTGATTATGAACGGCTCAGAGTCCGACGTGCAAATCTTCATCGAAGATTTCCGAGAAGAGTTCTTTAATCTTCCGGCTGAAGACATCGCAAAGATCTCTGGTACCGACGATATTGAAAAGTACATGGTAGGCAATGACTACAAAAGAGGTTGCCCAATGCACGTTCGTGGTTCGATCCTATACAACAAAGCTTTGAAGGAAAACAAGCTAGAGAATAGGTATCAGCTGATCCGTGGTGGTGACAAGATTAAGATCGTGTATCTCAATATACCAAACCCGATTAAAGAAAATGTAATCTCGTTTCCTAACGTTCTTCCAAAGGAACTCAACGTGGACAAGTACATTGACTATAACACTCAGTTTGAAAAAGTTTTCTTGGGACCTATCGAAAGCATTCTTGAAGCGATCGGTTGGAGATCCAAGAAGGTTGCGAGTCTCGAATCGTTTTTTATGTGATTGACATTTTGAAATATTATGGTATAAAGAATTATCAACTAACAAGGGGGAGATTAGAATGGATCCAAAGACCAGACTAGAAAGACTAGCGTCTCTAAAAGAAAAGCATACTGCAGTACATAACTTGGTTGAAGCATTGGAAGGAGAGAAAGCTCCTGAAGAAATGATCAACACTCAAAAGCGAATTAAGCTATCAATTAAAGATGAGATCACTTCTATCGAAGCCTGTTTGAAATCTGAAGGAGTTAAATATGTCAGCTGACCTTATCCATGACATGTATATGATGCACAACAAGTTTGGAGTGCACGAGTGGTTCGAAAAGAACAAGCACGACAAAGATCTGATGGACAAGTATCTTGAGTTCCGTCTCTCTATGTGCAAGGAAGAACTTGACGAAACGGTCGCTGCATACGCCGCAAAAGATTCTGAAGAGGTAGTCGACGGTCTCATCGATCTCGTTGTCTTTGCACTCGGTACTCTCGACGTGTTTGGTGTTGATGCAAAGGCTGCTTGGGATAAAGTATACGAAGCAAACATGTCTAAGTCTCCTGGTGTCAAGCCTGGGCGCCCGAATCCTTTTGGATTGCCGGATCTGCTCAAGCCTGAGGGTTGGCAAGCTCCATCTCATGAAGGAAATCATGGCCACCTTCCAAATGTTCTCATTTAATGGTTGACATCTCCTCCCGAATCAGATATTCTATATCTATAACGAGAGGAGAACAACTATGACTAAAACTGACATCGCAAAGCTCGTCGCAAATTTCGCCGCTAACGGCGGTGAGGTAAAAGTTCTCTCGCCGTCTCGCAAGCGGTTTAAGACCTGGCGCGGTAAGTCGGGCGCCTGGGCAAAGGGTGCGAAAAAAGTTGGTCTTCAGGACCGCAACTTCGCTTCTTAACTATTGACATTCGTTTAGAATCAGTATAGATTGACAATAGGAAAAGGAAAGGAACCATCCTATGACTCGCACTTCTGCTTATCGCTTCACTGTTCGTATGGTTAACGGCCAAGTTGCTCCTGAGGACCAAGCCGCTGTTGACGGTCTGCGTACCGTCGTCAAGCTTGGTAACACTGCTTTCGGTACCACTCAGTATGTCAAGCTGCAGGGTCGCGGTCATCGTCGCGGAGTTCGTCGCTACAATGACTCGCTTCCTCTTCCTTACGCCACGTCTGCTGACGTCTATGTATACACTCGATACCGATAATGACTTTAGAAACAAATCTTACAATGATCAAGTTGCTCCTGAACGACATACGTTCAGGAGCAAAATACAATTCTAACGATACTCGATCCATGAGATACATTTTCTGCAATGTTTACAATGCAGCTACTCACGAAAGACTCGGGATCGATAAAGGCATTGATAGTCCTGACTTCGCCTATATGTCCGAAAGATTTAAAGAGAAGTGGGAGTCTCTTGGCAAGCCAGCTGGTGGCGATGCTTTAAAGAAGTTTGGTATTCATGAACACGTCGTTCCTCTAAACATACTCATTCAAAAGATGGTAGAGGAGTGCACTGACGAGAAATCGATCTATGATTTCTTAAGTAAGCATAATCGCATCGTCTTCGTAACTAAAGAAGAAGATAAGATGCTAAACGAAGCTGGCTATCAAAGAATGATGCCGGAAAATGGTGATCGTTATAGTGCAGTTGGTATCAAAGTACATCCAGAACCAATCGTGTATAAAAACTTCGTAAAACATAGGAAAACCAAATGAAGTCAATTTCTGAACTCGCGAAAACGGCTGAATATATCGGGCATTTCAATGTCACGGAAACAGAGATAGATTATGTTACTGATAAGACGTGGTCTAACTTTCGTGACATGGGCAACATCGTTTACTTTATGTATGTAAAAGGTCGCTTAATGAAGATCGGCATTGCCGGTGGTTCTCGTGGGTGGTACGGTCGTGTTGATAAGTATAAAGGTGGCGCGAGTAAACGTGGTGATGCAACAAATAGACGTATTCTTAGAGTGATGAAGGAACTTGGAGAGTCTAAGATTGACATTTATGCTGTTGCTGCTCCTAAGATGCCAATATCATTGACATGTCCTTTGACTGGTGATATTATTAACGGTGAAGTAGAAGTAAATCGCACTATAGAACAAAATCTTACTAGTCGATATCTTAGTGAAAGTGAACTACACAATCTTCCTTTCTCAAAACAACTAAAATAGGAGGTATAATGCTACTCATCGTTGAAGGTATGGATCGCTGTGGTAAGTCAACGCTCGTTGAACATCTACGTAAGCGACACTTTACATCGCCAAACATTCTCGTGCATCACTCGTCTTCTCCTCCTAAGGTAGAGGACCCAAATGCATGGGAAATTAAACACTACGAGTCGTTGTTTCAATCGAGTCAGATGCTCGTTGACGACTACTTCTATGATGTGATCTTCGACCGCTTTCACCTTGGCGCGGCTGTCTATGGCGAGAAGTATCGTGGTGCAAACCCAGCTGATATCTATGAGTTGGACTATCGGTATCTTCGTAATTATCCAGAAGCAGCTCTCATTCTTCTGACTGATGATCCTGAAGCTATCGCTGCTCGTGACGACGGCGATAGTCTTGAGAAATCTCTACATGAATACAATGAAACGATGTCTGCTTTTATCGAAGCATACACCGTTTCTTCCTGCATGCACAAGCTTCATATCAACATCAGCATCAATGGCGGATTTGCAAACACCGTTCCTTCTGTTGAGCAATTTTTGAAAGGATTTAAATAATGGGTACTCAAGCAGATAGACAACTCGGCGTTGACATCGAGCATCTTATCGTAGAATTTTTCTCTAAGCGAGGCATCACGGCTAAACTTTCTAAAGATCCGTTCGACGCTGATAAAGATTTGATTCTTACCGTGAACGGTGAAGACCATTCTCTAGAGAATAAGTTGGAAACGCGTTTTCATATGTTCAATAGTTTTACAGTTCCGATCTCATCAAATGAAAAAGCGAGTGGCATCCATAGCAATCAGCTAAGCAAGTGTATGAATGTCGACATTCTTATCTTTTGTCAACGCCCAGAGCCTGATGATCCAGTCCTTAGGATTTACAGTGCCCCTCCTCTCGGTAAAAGAAATTTTGTAATCAGACAAAATACTCGTGATAAGCGATACGTTGCTCACTTTCCTATTGACAAAATGACTCTTATTGGTACAATTACTGATATGAGCATCGTTCAAAAATATATGAGACATGGAGTAATGGAATATGCAAAGAGTTTTTAATATTCGCAATCAACTCATTCAAAAGTATCGTGATCAAGACTTTGTGACTGATAAGACCGGTGTTAAAACCATCGAGCTTATCGGACAATCCTTTATCGCTGATGAGGATTGGATCATTCGTAAACCAAACTACGAATACATCGAACGTGAACTCGAATGGTACGAGTCGCAGTCTCTGTATGTTGAAGATATTCCTGGTGAGACTCCTGCGATCTGGAAAAATGTTGCTTCAAAACATGGTCGTATCAATTCAAACTATGGTCATCTCATTTGGTCTGAAAAGAACGGTTTTCAGTATATGAACGTTCTTACTGAACTTTTGAATAACCCTAACAGCCGCCGTGCTGTCATGATCTACAATCGTCCTTCCATGCATACTGACTATTACGAAGACGATATGTCAGATTTCATCTGCACCTATGCAAACACTTTTATGATCCGTGACGGTAAACTCATCAGCCACTATCTGATGCGTTCGAACGACGCAGTGTTCGGTTATGACAACGATGTTCACTGGGCAATGCATGTTCAAAAGAAACTTGCTGCGGACCTTAGAGTTGGAGTCGGTGATCTCATCTGGACTGCAACGAACCTGCATGTATACGAACGCCACTTCAAGTTCATCGAGGAGTTGATGGATGCGTGATATAGGTGTAACTTATACTATCTCCGCACCACCCGAACCTGCTTGGAAGTGCCAACTAATAAACGGCGTATATTGGAACTTAGAAGAAGGCAAGCAACCAAACGCTTTTCATCGCTTTATGCAGAGACTCTTCTTTGGAATTAAATGGAGTAAGATAAATGATTGATAGTAAATGGGACAACCGCTTTATGAAACTCGCGCGCGAGATTTCAACTTGGAGTAAGGATCCTTCGAGCAAGATTGGCGCTGTAATCGTTAATGATGAACGTCGTATCCTTGCGACCGGATATAACGGGTTTCCTCGTGGTATTGAAGATACCGAGGAGCGTCTTAATGATCGTGAACAAAAGTATCCACGTATCGTTCACGGCGAGATGAATGCTCTGATGAATGCACTCTATAGTGGCGTATCCGTCAAAGACGCAACGATCTACGTATGGGGTCTGCCAATCTGTGCTGAGTGCACTAAGTCGGTCATTCAATCCGGCATTAAACGAGTCGTGATCACGTACCCTGAACATTCTCCTGAGAAGTGGCAGAACCAGTGGAATGGAATGTCTCGGCCGATGTATGAAGAGGCTGGTGTCTCGATTACTTATATCAACGAGCGTCATTGGAACTTTGAATGAGTGAAGTAATTCTCGTTGGTATCAACCCTTCAGGAAAACCTTTTCGTAAGAACTGTTCGTTAGATAAGATGAATGTATGGATGGAAGCTCTCGGTTTCCATCACTATTCTTTTTCGAATGTAATTCCATACGAAGGCGAGTACAAGATGAAGGATGTTGATCTAAACTTTGTTCGATCCTTTGTGAATGGATATAGGAAGGTAATTGCTCTCGGTGGTTTTGCCTCGCAGGCACTTAAGCGAGCAGGAGTGGAACACTATACCCTTCCGCACCCGTCTCCATTGAACCGAAAGCTAAACGATAGAGAATATGAAAACAATTGTCTAAAGGAATGTAAAGAGTGGCTAAGAACTTAACTGATATATACGTTGGTGTAAAGAAGGACGACCCAGATCGTAAAGAAAACGACTTCTATCCAACACCGCCACTCGCAACTTACATTCTGTGTAAGTATGTTCGTCCACCAAAGAATGTGGTTGAACCCTGCGCGGGCCGAGGTAATATTTCGATCGAACTCCAAAGAAACGGTCATAATGTAAAATCGTTCGATCTTAACGAATATGATAATAGTCTCGTAGACATCGAAACTAGCATTGATGTTCTTGAGCTCGAACGACCAACCGGATACGAAGGTTTGATTACGAACCCTCCGTATCATAAGGATCTTCCTCGAAAGATTACAGAGAAAGCTCTATCGGAATATCCATACGTAGCAATGTTTGTTCGTCTTACGTTTCTTGAAGGAAAGAAGCGAAAAAACTTGTTTACAAAATACCCTCCAAGTGATATTATATTTCTAAGTGATAGAATTAATTTTGGTTCGGGCTTAGTAGAGCCCATAAATAAGACACATCAGCTTGGCGGCATGATCGCATATATGTGGATCGTCTGGGACAGAAGGTCGAGCAACTTCGATCGTTCAACAAAGCTGCACTGGGCTTTATTAGAAGATGAATATGACGAATGGAGAACACATTATGATCAACGTAGTAATTCCAGCGGCGGGTGAGGCTACTCGTCTTCGGCCGCTAACATCGAACTGTTCCAAAGCAATGGTTCGCGTACATGGTAAACCAACAATCGAGTACATCATCGAGTCGATCTATAAGAATACTCCAGATATCGGAGAGATCGTAATCGTTGACGGCAAGCATGATGATATTCGTGAATGGGCTACAAAGAGTGCCTATAGCGATGATATTCGTTGCGTAAAGCAGGGATCGTTGAACGGTCCCCGTGATGCTATTCGTGTTGGTATTGCAGAGCTGTCGAATAAAGATATGCCGCTCGTCGTATGGCTTGGAGACGCAATCATTCTTGATAATGATCTTCCACTAGGCACCGACTTTCTTCTTACGAAAGAAGTTGAAGACCACTTTGCGTGGTGTATGTGGGATGGTAAGGAATTCTTCAATAAACCAACGGAGACGGTTCCAAATGCTGCTGCACTCGTTGGCCTGTATAGTTTCGCAGATGGTGTAGGCGCTGACTATGCGTTCTCCTCAGCGACTGAGTACGACATCTCGTTTGCCCTTGAGAAGTATGCGCGTTCAACTTCAAGATCTTTTAACCGTATTAATACGAGCAACTGGTACGACATTGGTGACATTGCTTCGTATCATCGTACATGCGCAGAGTTCCTTACTTTTAAAGCTCGTGCATTCAATTCGTTTCAGTACGACCCAGAACTCAACGTAGTTACGAAGGTACCAAACTATACGAATGAGTTCGCTGTTCGTACTGTCATGAACGAAAAGTCTTGGTACAAAGCTCTCAATTCAAAGCAGCGAATGTTCGTTCCAAAGGTGCTAGATGATGACTACGGCCTATCTCTGTCTTATGAGTCCGGTACTCTGCTCTCGGATCTATTCATCCACGAGGACATTTCTAAGAGTACTATCGACTATCTAATTGAAAAGGTTGTACTTTCTGTTCGAAACAACTTTCATCAGAGACCTAGTCTTGAGTTTCTAAAAGACTTTAGCAGTAACGCAAATGCCATGTGGATCCAAAAGACAACTGAAAGACTCAATAAGTCTGGCCTAAGTTCTTCTGAGCAAGGATATTACGGGCGGATCGCTGAAAGATGTATGAACCGAGCTGAGCCTGTTCTGGCTATGCATGGCGATTTACATTTTGGAAATATATTGTATAATCCATATAACGATAGCATTACTCTCTTGGATCCTCGTGGAGAATACGGCAATCATGTTGGTTGCGGCGGCGATCATCTATACGACCTGTGTAAACTCTCTCACGATCTCTATCATGGATACAACTCGCTGTTTCAGAGCAAGGCGTATCCTAAGTATGTTCGTGAAAGTTTCTCAAAGATTATTCGAAAGTATTATTCAAAAGAGTATCGTGAGATCATCGATGGTGGCGCATTGCTTATCGCGACAGCCATTCCTCTTCACTATGACAGCTCTATTCGACAGGAACAAATGAAGGAATATGTAATTGAGTACGCAAACTCTAGTCATTGATATTGATCATACGATCTGTACGCCTAACGATGGCGAGAAGGATACGTTCGAAAAGTATGGCAAGGCGACACCAAAACTCGAAATGATCGAAAGCATTCGTAAAGCAAAAGAAAAGGGCTTTCGTATCGTTCTGTTTACTGCGAGGCGAATGGCCACTCATAATGGTGATATAAATAAAGTCATAGAGGATGTTGGCGATCTTACGGTTAATTGGCTTAAAGAAAACAACGTTCCATACGATGAACTAATGTTTGGTAAACCGAATGCGGTCTACTACGTTGATGATAAGGCTCTAAGGCCAGATGAATTTGTGAAATTTATAGAATGGGATACACTATGAAGAACATTGGTTTTTGCAAGATTGGTAAATCTGTAAAGTTTAAGACGAATAAGTACTCGCCTATCGGCGGAGACAACGAAGCTTCTTGCACACTACGAGCAGTTGCGAACAACAATCCTGATAAGAAGTTCTATATCGTTGGTCGCTCTGACTTCGGTACTCTTACAGAATCTGAGAAAGCAGATCTCTTTCCATACGATAACGTGATTGATGTATGGGAAGGTGTTGGTCTTGAGATTTCTCAGAAGTACTTTGATCACGTCGTCAATTACTTTAAAGAAAAGAAAGTTACTCTCGACTTTACCATTATGATGGTTGGTCAGCTCAGCAACGTTACGATTCCGGATCGCATTCAGAAGGTTCGTGAAGGTAACGATGGAAAGCCTGCTGCGACTCTCGATATGACCAAGTGGTATACGACTCCAATCGTTACTTGGCTGAACCAAGAGCAGGTTCCGTATATTGAAATCGTTAATGATCCTCGCTATACGATTAAGCAACCTCGCGATCTGTTTCACATGCCAATGCGTTCTCTTGGTCAGTATGATTATGATTATGAAACGTTTGCGATTCGCGACTATGTTGATCAGGAACGCATCACTCGCGTAGTTCATTCGGAATATGCAGGTATGGAGACGGCCTTCTGCGGAGACTACGAATACACTGAAGAAGTCAACGTAAATCGTAACACAAACTTTATGGTCGTTCTTAACGAAGGCAAGCCGTCTCGCTACGACCTTCTGAAGGAATGGGTTCTCAACAAGTTCGATAACGTTGAAGTCTATGGCAAGTGGGAACATGGTGCAGCAACTGTTGACTCTCGGTTTAAAGGATCGTTGCACATCAACGAGCTGCAGAAGAAACTTCAGGACGTAAAGTTTACTTTCATCATTCCGATTAAGGAAGGCTGGGTTACATCTAAGTATATTGAGATGATCCATGCTGGTGTTATTCCATTCCTGCATCCGACCTATGATATGCAAGGTCATCTACCAATTCCAGAGTTTCTACGTCCAAAGACTCCAGAAGAGTTCTTTCGCCGTATGGAGATGGTAGATACACATGAAGCGCATCAGAACCTTCTTAAGGAACTACGCAAGGCAGTGCTTAAGCCTGAGTACTACGATGGTACTTTTATTAATGATAAGATTATGAATGCTTTCGACACGAACTACACTCGTCCTGATGTTCAAGCATTTGAAAAAAAGACTATAACAACACTTGCAGATTTTTTCGTATAAAGGATAAAGAATAATGAGTGATATTACTTGGGTACCTCATATCCCACTTATCGGTGGACAGATGCTAGGAGCCGAAAAAGCTTTTGGCGTTCCACCTCTTGCTATCTATTCATACGATGGATTTCAAGCAAACGATAGTCACTACGTAAACTATCAGAATAACGTAAAGGGCAGAGGACTCGAGTATCGACTCTTGGATAACGGCCCACCTATTCATAAGGTAGATGTTGTCTCTGGTACTCCTCCTTGTGCAGCTCTATCGCAGCTAAACACAGGTCAGACAGTTGAATCAAAAGGTGCTGCTTGTGCAAAGAACGAATGGATGTATAAAGTCTTCGAGGACGCGATTGATCTGTTTGAAGCAAAGGCTGTAGTAGTCGAGAACGCGCCTGCTCTCTATACGAATAAAGGTCGTGCAGTCGCAAACAATTTGTTTGACATTTGTAATAAAAGAGGGTATAGTTTAACTCTGTACAAAACATCAACGATGTATCACGGCATTCCGCAAGCTCGCGATCGAACCTTTGCTATCGGCTGGAAATCAGAGAAGGCTCCGATCATGTCTTGGTTTAAACGCGATCGTAAAAACTTTAAAGAGTACTTGTCCGAGTTGCAACAGAACACGCTTCAGCAAGACTTGGTTATCAATTCCAAGTTGGATGATGAACCGTATTACGCGTTTATTAAATCAAGAACGAACGACAATCCGAGGGATGTTATTATTAAGAGCGGTAACATTACAGCTTTCAACTATATCAATCGTGCTGGTCTGCTTGAAGAAGCAAATAAGTGGATGCATCAGGTTGGCCACGAACGCGGAATTAAAGTATCGGAACACGCTATTAAAAAGTTTGCGGACAACAAGGGTATCTGGGATAGCTCAACACACGTCTTTGACGAATGCATGAACGCTGTGATTGGTCGTAACCTTGCTGATACGATCCATCCTATTCACGATCGTTCGCTTACGATTCGTGAAGCTCTGCATATGATGGGTTTCCCTCACGATTTTGAATTGGTCGGTGGACTCGCAAAGATGAACCACATCGCTCAGAACGTTCCGGTTCCTACGTCGCGCGATATTCATTCTGAAATCGCCAAGTTCATTCGCGGAGAGCTTCCTCTATCCGGAACAAACTATCTTCGTCAGAACAATCACTACGAAAAGAACGAGTACGACCCGCTAGGTTCGGGAAGTCAAAACGCAACACTTGAAGGATTCTTTGTATGACTCACCTAATTATTGACTTTGAGACAATGGGTAAGGACGCAGGAAAGTGCGCCGTTATCGACTGTTCAGTCATGGTCTTTGACTTCGATCGTTTTCTAACAAATCCTTATACGATCGAGAGTATCTCCTACGCGAAACGTTTTAAACTATCCGTGACGGATCAGGTAAAGAACTATGGTTTCGAGATTGATAAGAGTACTCTTCAGTTCTGGGAAGAACAGAGTCCTGAAGTTCGTGCAAACATTGCTCCAAAGAAATCTGACCTGACTGTGAAGGAATTTGTAAAGCAGTTTCACGAATTCCTTATTGAGTCTCCAAAGGTAGATTACTGGTGGAGTCGTTCGAATACTTTCGATCCAATCATCCTATCACGACTCTTTGCAGCCGAAGGAAAGCTTCTGCATCTTGATGAGTATCTTAAGTATTGGCGTGTTCGTGATACGCGTACGTTTATTGATGCTAAACTTAACTTTCCAAAAGAAAACTCGTTTTCTCCGCTCGTTGATTCTGACAAGTGGAATAAAGTATTTAAGAAACACGATAGTTCCTGGGATATTCTCGCTGACGTTCTTCGTCTTCAGCAGATCTATCGCGCAGAGAACGATCTTGAACTATCATAAGGAGTAAAAATGATGCAACTACAGATTACAGCAGAACACCTACGAAAATATTCTATCTTTGTTGGAACGCCGATGTATGGTGGGCAGTGCGCAGGAATGTTCTGTAAATC